ATCCGTAAATATAGCGGGTTTATGAAAATAATCTGATACACCCTCTGCAGGGTTAAAAAGTGACTCCGGGGTACCAGTCGGGTTATCAGAGTGAGGATGAGTGGCGTCTTTTACAGGGAAAATGGTGGGTATGAGAGTGTGAGGTTAATCAGGGAAAGGGAGAGGTGAAACGGCAATATACTGAAGCCTGCCTCCCGCTGACTTGGTTTACCCTGCGTGGCCCCGACCAGTGGGAATAAGCGCACTAAGGCATCACCACGGCGCCTGTTGAGTTCGCGAAAGGCCGCACTTTCCATCTGATGGAATCGGATATCAATCAGCAGATTTCCGGCCTGCCGGGTTAGCTGTCGGTGGCTTAACAGAAAAATTTCAGATTTTTATAGAAAGAGAGAAACAAGGAATGGGATTTGAAGGACAAACAAAAAAACACCCTGAAAGGTGGCTTCGATCTGCTGATTAAACAGCTAAAATTTGGTGGCCCCTGCTGGGTTTGAACCAGCGACCAAGCGATTATGAGTCCCAATTCGAAGCGAGCGAAATCAGTAACTTACTGATTTCTATATTTTCTTCAGGCCTAATAGTGATGAAAAGTGGCACATAGCGTTGCGCTCTGCTGCCACTTTGCTGCCATTTTTACCTTGAGATGACTAACGAGTTGTAATGTAAACTTAAGTTTAATATACGTTATTTTTAAGCTGACCATAGAGTGGTTTATGAAATCCTTATTTTTAAAGAAACAGTGATAACTTTCCTCTTTTAAAGGTAGCTCTGATAATAAAGAGTTATCAGTATAGGTGTATTTTTTTATCATTTTACAGAGCCGGCTTATTTTTCAAGAAAGCTCTGTTATAATATTTTTACTTAAAAATCATTGGTGCTGACTTTTTTCAAAGTTTTTATATTCCTCACGCATTCTCTGGTTTTGTATTATCATTTCCCTGACGTTTTCAGGAAGAAATTCATAATCAAGAATTTTTTTTATTTTTTCTCTTGTGCATAATCTTATAATGTCAGGAGTAAAATAATCATAATCAGGAGCGAACTCGCCATTTTTTAACATAGATATTTCGGCGTCTAAAATCTTTCGGTCTATTTCATTAAGGTTTAAGTTTAGCCAGTGTACTAATTCATGGAAGTTATTAATCAAATCAGTTTTTTTTTGTATATAGCGGGATACATCTAATGGGTATTCTATATCTTCATCAGCAATTATTTCAGTAAGGATTATTAGGATCATTCCACATGATAAGATTTGTCTAATGTCATATATGTCATATCTGAGTTCATATTTTATTCTGGTTTTTTTTGTATGCCCCCAGTACCTCACACTTGTAAGGATCGCTCTATTCAATAGAGATTTCAATACGTTAGACTGAACTAAATGGCTGGTTTTTTTCTTGAACTCTTCAAATGTATACAAGCTGATGTTAGTATGTTTAGTTGCCTCAATTGCTCCAGATTGAAAACCATTTTTAGATATGATAAATCCTCTGTCCGCTCCAGTATTCTGAAGCACCGTGAAGAATGCATGTATAATCTCTTTAGTGACGTTACTTTTCCAATGTTTAGCTTCAACTAACCACTTAAAGTCAGTTCCTAAATATTTTGATTCTACTAAAACGTCAATATCAGAAAAGCCTCTTACACCTTCAACTCTCACATTGGTTTTAGCGCTAGCACCTAGGTTTATAAAATGCTCACAAATGTCTTCTTGAAACTTATACCAATCAGGTTTGCTGTTTTTTTTAATTTCAACGTCTTCAGGCATTTTAACTCCGCAGTTTTATTCTTATTAATGTTTGAAGGTGAGGGGGATTCTTTGCCGCTTTGATAGTTAATATGCTAATTCAGTAATGACTGAATGAATGGCTAATGATTTCCATCTCAATTATTACTCATGAAATTTAGTGGATTTAGTAACATGGCATCAGCTAAGTGCTCTGGGGCTAAGTGCGCATACCGCATTGTCACCTTGATATCCGTATGTCCCAGTATGCGCTGAAGCACGAGGATATTCCCACCATTCATCATGAAATGAGAAGCGAAGGTATGTCGCAAAACGTGCGTAAGCTGCCCGGCAGGTGTTTCGATGCCAGCGCGCTGCATAGCCTTTCTAAAAGCTGAATAACATGGTTGAAAGAGCAACTGCGCTTTCCTGTTTGATGGTAGCTCAGCCTGCAATTTTTCAGTTATCGGCACCGCGCGGTTTTTCTTGCCTTTAGTTTTCACGTAGATGATCTGACCGGCGCGGATTTGGTTGCCCTTCAAGCCTTCGGCTTCACTCCATCGTGCACCTGTTGCCAGGCAGATTTTCACAACGGTCGTCAGATCTTTAGATCGGCTGTTCTCACATTCGGCCAGGAGGGTTCTGATTTCCTCAATGGTGAGATATGCCATCTCCGATTCACTGATTTTAAACTCGCGCACGTTCTCTAACGGGTTGGGTGCGGTCCATTCATCTAACCGGCGTAGCTCGTTAAACATCGCCCTGAAATATGCCAGCTCTAAATTAACCGTGCGAGGCGTAACCGTCTTCACCCGAGTGGAGCGGGTGATCTTTCCGCTTAATCGCTGCTCGCGGTAGGACGCAAAAATTTTTGCGTTGAATTCGGTAGCCAGTGGATTTCCCATCGCTTCGCAGGCGAATGCCATTGTAGTTCGCCGCTTCTCGCCATCCGCCAAGGTGATGCCATGTGTGTTGAACCATAATTCAACCAGCTCGATTACCCGGCGCTTATCTGTTTTCTCTCCAAGCCAGGGCTTATCCTGAGCCTGATCTTTTACGAACTTCTCATAGGATTGTGCTTCGCCCTTCGTCGCAAACTGTCGGCGAATCCTTTTGCCGTCTCGGCCATTGGGAAAAACCTGCACCTGCCATTTCCCGCTGGGTAATTTATTTATCGCCATGCTTAGCCTTCAAAGGTACTCAGTGCGGGCAACGACTTTGCCCAAAACCCTGATGTCATCTGCTTTACATTCGAATGAAGCTTTTCCATTCTCAACGCGAATGCGCCCGCCTGGAAAACGGTAAAGCTCTTTAACGCTAATGAGCTTATCAATCTCAATGAGCCACAGCCCGTCGGTGATCTCTGCGGTGGTCATATCAACCAGGTAATTCTGTTTCTCGAAATGTACTAATAACGGGGCTTTTACATCACTTGGTAAGAGCTGAGCGTCATATGCAACCCAATCAGATGATGAAAAGTTCCCATTTGTGATTTTTTTGAGTTCGATTTTGGTCAATGGTTGATCTTGATTTGTGATGTTAGAGTCACCGCGTCCATAGGTCAGCCACTCAAGAGAAGTGCCGGTTTCCATTGAGCAAATCAGCACCCAATCAGCAGGAAAGTTCCCACGCATTATGCGGTTAGCCATAGTGCTTTGAGACACATTCAAATGACGGCACAGTGCCTGTCGGGATGAAAAACCATATGCCTGAACGATACGCTCAATGGGATCTTTACCACCCTCTGGTAAAGTTGGTGCTTTACGACTCGTAAAATCTTTCGTTGACCTTTCCAATTTGTGATCCTAATATTCACTCGTCGTATCAAGACGTGTTTAATAGTGATTAATAGAGTTGGCTAGAACTCAACAGAGGATACTGCATCATGACCCGTAAACTTTCAATGCGTCCTTCAATCAATCTCGTGATCTCGGAACCTTACATAACTGTCGAAGAGTTCTGCCGTCGCACTGGTTACAAGGAAGGCACCGTTCGCCAGATGTACCGTGAAAACCGTTTACCCATCAGAAAGAAAGAGGGCTTAAACGGACTTATCGAAATCAACATGGTTGCTCTCACTATCGAAGCCGCTGCTGGCTGCGAAATCACAATGCAGGCTTGATACATCCATATTGGGATAGCAGAAGGGATTTATCATGTTTGATTTTCGAGTCTCCACACATAGCCATTTTGATGATGCGTGCCGGGCGTTTGCACTGAAGCACAACATCATTCAGCTGGCTAACAAAGCTGGGCTGAATCCTCAGACTATCCGTAACAAACTCAATCCGGAACAGGTTCACCAGTTAACCGTTCGTGAAATGCTGCTACTGACCGATCTGACCGAAGACGCAACACTGATTGACGGTGCGCTGGCACAACTGCACTGCTTGCCATGTGTTCCGGTTAACGAAATGGTGCAGGAGAATCTTCCTGCTTATGTACTGAAAGCAACTGCCGAAGTAGGGCAGTTAGCTGCGGGCGTAGTGAGCCAGGAGCAATTAACAGCATCTTGCCGCCGTGGTCTGGTTCAGAACGTACACGCAGGGATCCGCTGCCTGACTCTGGCAGCACTGGCGGTTCAGGCACGAGTGCATTCTAACCCTGCGCTTTCGGGCACTGCTGATGTGTTAAGTGGTATCGGTGCATCTATGGGGATGGTGTGAGGTAGTTATGATCAAAGTATTGACCTACCAATTTAATTTACAGGGTAAGCGCGCAGAGGTTAAAGATTCGGATGTTGCGTTGTGCTTTCCATCCATTTCAGGTGATGGCAGTTATTTCTTTACTCTAAAAGATGGTACGAGGTTTCGCGGTGAAGAAGTTAAAGAAGTGATACGTAATAAAGTATCACCTCTTACATATATTTAATTGTTGTACCTGTTAACCCATTTTTCAATAGCGTTCATGAAAATGTGCTGGGTGTCAGAGCCGGGCGGAAGTTTGTTTAACTCACTGCGAACGGCAGAATAAAAAAGCGAGTGATCATGTTTTTTATTAGTGAAGTAAGCGTTAAGAAGTCCTGAAATAACCATATTTTGAATTTTAACTTCGGAGCGGAGTTGCTGAAGATCTTTCTCCAGGAGTTCAAAGCGTTCTATTTCTTTCTCATTCAGCATTTGCGCCTCATGTCATAACAGATAATGGAGTGAGGATTATGCAGGTTTTTGTAAGATTTTTGAAACAACAGTCACCACCACAGCAGTTGCAAGATTTAGGGCATGGCTGGATTGAAACTAAAACAGGCCAGCGCTGGCATCCGGCAATATCACAAGCCGAACTGCTGGCAGGATTAACCGGTAAGAGGAAAAAATCATGGGTTACAAGGCTGAGAGTATCACTGTTCAGATGAACGCAGGGCAACGTGCCAGTGCGCTTAATCATATCTCAGCACTTCGCACAATGATGTACGGCGATTGCAGTCATGAACTCAAACGCTTTATCGAAGACATGCGTAACAAGCGCGATCATCAGGCTGAACAGAATGGCCGCGCACTGAGCGCGATTTTCTTCCTGGCAAATATCAGCAAAGAACGTCACGGCGTTGATTTCAGTGAACTGACGAGTGACGAAAAAACGGCGCTGATTAGCGCAATGAATCACTTAAAAGCAGTCGTGAGTTTATTTCCAAAGAATCTAACGTTACCTAATTAATTAACCCAACGAAATTAAATGGCGTAAACCCGCCGGGCATTTTTTTGCCCGAATTCAGGAGAAAGAGAAATGCGAAATATCCAGACCCGTAATTTTAATGCCGATGAGGACGCGCTGGCCGCCCTGCTGAGCAAGGCAAAAACTGAGCAGCGCAGTGATGATGCGCTGTCCGTTTCTATCCGCCTGGCCTCACTGGCAATTCATGCCCGCCAGAAGGAAATGTCCGCAGCAGAAATTATCGAACTGCTGGACAAAGAGGCTGAGCGCTTTGAGAACCAGGCTCAGGAGCTGCACTGATGGCTGATTCAATGGATATGGTACAGCAGCGCGTGCAGGAAGAGCTGGCGCGCAATCTAGCTAACACTATTCATCGTCCTGCTGGAGCGAGTGAATTTTTCTGCCTCACTTGCGGCGAAGAAATCCCTGAGCAGCGCCGCCGCGCACTGCCGGGCGTTTCCCTCTGCGTGACCTGCAAACAGATCAGTGAGCTGAAAAGCGTGCATTACAAAGGGGTGGCGTTATGAGCACTATCCTGAAATGGGCGGGCGGCAAGTCCCGCGTAATGCCGGAACTGCTGGCGCACCTGCCAGCAGGCGATCGCCTGGTCGAACCCTTCGCCGGTTCCTGCGCGGTGATGATGAACACCGATTATCCCTCTTATCTTGTTGCGGATATTAACCCCGACCTGATCAACCTGTACCGCCAGATAAAGGAGCACGCCCGCCCGTTTATCGTTGTGGCGGCCAGCCTGTTCAATCAGAACACCACAGGCGAAAGTTATTATTCTGTCCGTGAGACGTTCAACCATAACCCGGCGCTACCCCTGCTGGAGCGCGCCGCGCACTTCCTGTATCTGAACCGCCACGGCTATCGCGGCATGTGCCGTTACAACCGTAACGGTGAGTTTAATATCCCTTTTGGTCACTACAAAAAACCATACTTTCCACTGGATGAGATTGAGGCGTTCGCCGAGAAGGCGCAGCGCGCGACGTTCATCTGCGCCGACTTTCGCGAGACGTTGCCTCTCGTAAAAGCCGGGGATGTCGTGTACTGCGATCCGCCGTATGACGGGACCTTCTCGGACTACCACACCGCCGGATTCGGCAAAGATGAGCATCACGATCTGGTCAGCATGTTGCTCGGCGTTTCGGAGCGCTGCCCGGTTGTCGTTTCAAACAGCGATACCTTCTACACCCGCAGCATCCTGCGCGCTTTTGACATCACCAAAATCAGCGTAGCCCGCTCTGTCGGCATTGCCGCAGGTGAGGGCAAGCGCGCATCGGAAATCATCGCGGTGCGCCACCCTGAGCCCGTGCCGGTTGTTACTGGTTTTGATCTGGCTGCAGGGGCGGACCACTCCGTGATGATGGAGGTGCAGCCATGATTGATTCTCGCTGCTTTGCGCCCGGCGTCATGAACCTTGTAACCGTTTCAGGAGGTAAGGACAGCCTGGCTGTCTGGCTGCTCGCTATTGAATCTGGCGTTGAGTTTCAGGCTGCGCACGCTGATACGGGACACGAGCACCCTCAAACCGTCGAATATCTCAATTATCTTGAGTCCAGGCTCGGCCCGCTGCGTCAGATCAGGGCTGATTTCACACAGCGTATCGTGGACAAAAGGACCTTTGTAAAAGACAAATGGCCGATTTCTCTGGTCAGGGATTTGGGGTTCACGGAAACTGAAGCCGCTTCAATTGTCCGTCGCGCCCTGAATGCCCTGAAGCCTACCGGTATTCCTTTCCTTGATATGTGCATCTGGAAAGGCACATTCCCTTCAACGCAGCGCAAGTTTTGCTCTTTCGAGTTGAAACAGATCCCGATGCAGGAGCAGGTGGTAGACAGGCTGGTTGCAGAGGGCAAGCGCGTCATTACGTGGCAGGGAGTTCGTGCGCAGGAATCCGCGAGCCGTGCCACGCTGGCTGAATGGGAAGAAGGCTTTGACCTCGGGCCGGGTCTGTCGATTTACCGGCCGATCCTCAACTGGACGCATGATGATGTCTTTGCACTGGCAAAGCGTCACGGTATCAAACCCAATCCGCTTTATCAGCAGGGCTGTAGCCGGGTTGGTTGCATGCCATGCGTAAACGTAAACAAAGCTGAACTCGGGGAAATTTTCACCCGCTGGCCTGAGGAAATCAGTCGCGTTGCGGAGTGGGAACGGATTGTTGCCCAGTGCTCGCGCCGCGGTAACGCTGCGTTTTTCTATTCAGGCATGGATCCGGTTAAAGCAGAAACAAATGCCAGAAAGGTCACTCTCGCCTCGCACGGCATTGAAACCTACCGGGACTGGGCAATGACTACGCGTGGCGGTCGTCAGTTCGACATGCTGGCAGCGATGGACAACAAGTCCGTTTGCAGCAGCGTGTATCTGGGGGTTTGCGAGTGATTCAGGAATACGCTTACCCGTGGAACGCTCCACGGGAAGCCATTGCCAGCCCGTATCCCACCTATGAGGAAATGCACAGCCGCAGTCAGATGGTTGCGGCTTTAGCGCGTGCGCAGGAGTTACTGGAAAAGCAGCCGACGCTGATCCAGCTCGACGTCAGGCGCCGCCTCAGCGAGCTCGAAAAGACCCAGGGCATTGCCCGTGCCAATGCGTACTTAGCAAAAACCTTTGTTGAGCGCACATTGCCACGCGTTGAATGCGTCAGTGAGCAGTACCGCCTCGGCGAAATGAGCAGCGGCACGTTTAACTTGCTGGCAGGCAACGCAGCTCAACAGGCTGGCGCGGCCAGCGCGGGCGGTACGCTGTGGGAGCTGATGCGACGCTTTAACCGCCTGCCCGACATGATACGCGCCGACGTCGATCTGCTGGCCGGGGATGTGGCTAATTTCATCCTCGCCGAGCTGGTACAGGCGCATGCGCAGGCCAGCGACGAGTCGGATTACCGGTACACGCACCGCGTTTACATGACCGCCGCCACTATCACCCGCGAGCTGAGCCAGACGCCGCCGCTGTGGGAAAAGGTCACGTCCCGCCTGTTCGACCCGGAGGAAGTGACCCCGGCGATCATGCGCATGCAGACCGAAAAGTGGTGGAAAGGCCGCCTGCGCCGCGTCGCCGCGTCATGGCGCGAGCACCTGCAGATCGCCCTGGCTAACGTCAGCAAAAAGCATACTCCCTATGCCAGCAGCATGACCGTCTCAGAGTGGCGCGAGCAGAAGCGCCGCACCCGTGAGTTTCTGAAAGGCATGGAGCTGGAAGACGAGGAAGGCAACCGCATCAGCCTGATTGAGAAGTACGACGGCAGCGTGGCCAACCCGGCGATCCGCCGCTGCGAGCTGATGACCCGCATTCGCGGTTTCGAAAACATCTGCAACGAGATGGGCTTTATCGGCGAGTTTTACACGCTGACCGCCCCGGCGCGCTATCACGCCACAATCAAAACCGGCCATCGTAACCGTAAATGGAACGGCGCCAGCCCGGCCGATACCCAGCGCTATCTCTGCAGCGTCTGGCAGAAAATCCGCGCGAAGCTGCACCGCGAGGAACTCCGCATCTTCGGGATCCGCGTTGCCGAGCCTCATCACGACGCGACCCCGCACTGGCACATGCTCATGTTTATACGTCCTGAACAGGTTGAGCGCGTGCGCGAGATTATGCGCGACTACGCCTGGCAGGAGGACAGCGGCGAGCTGACGACCGACAAGGCCCGCAAGGCCCGCTTTCACGCGGAGGCCATCGACCCGGAGAAGGGCAGCGCGACGGGCTACGTCGCTAAGTACATTTCCAAAAACATCGACGGCTACGCGCTGGACGGCGAAACGGACGACGAAAGCGGCAAAGATCTGAAGGAAATCGCCTCGGCCGTTTCCGCCTGGGCGGCCCGCTGGCACATCCGGCAATTCCAGTTTGTGGGCGGCGCGCCGGTGACGGTTTATCGCGAGCTGCGCCGCATGGCAGACAGCGACACCGCGCACGGCCTCAGCGTTGAGTTCGCGGCCGCGCATGACGCCGCCGATGCGGGAGACTGGGCAGGATATGTTAACGCGCAGGGCGGGCCGTTCGTGCGCCGCGACGAGCTGGCCGTGCGCACCTGGTATCAGGCCAGCGAAGACGTGAACGAGTACGGCGAGGATACCGTGCGCATAAAGGGCGTTTACGCAACGGAAGTGGGTGAAGACACGCCGATCCTCACCCGTCTGGCGCAGTGGAAGATTGTGCCGAAACGTGCCGTTGATTTGGGTTGTGAATTTAAGGACGCGTCCGCGTCCTCTCGGAGTTCTGTCAATAACTGTACGGGGCCAGAGCGCCGACGGTTAGAGCTGGAACTAAAAGCCAGAGGATTTAACGGTGATGAATATGAAATTGGGCTGTTGCTTAAGGGCTGTAGCCTCAATGCAGGTGCGAAAATGCGGCTTTTCTACCGGAACGGCAGATTGCAGGAAGAACCATTCTGATCTGGCAAGGTTCAGATCAATCCCATTGATACATAAAAAATAGTTTCAATTCCGATTGGATTTTCTATACTGTATGCATAAACAGTAGTTGTAGGCAGAGGAGGGAACATGCAGGACTATCTTTTGGAGTCGGTGAAGCTTCAGCGTATTGATTTCTTTTTAAAACTTGTTGCTATCAGCGATTGTAGTGATCAAGAAAAACGTATGGCAATTGAGTGGGTTTCCGAACTTACAGATGAGTTAATGGCTCGTCTACGCAAGCATGAATACAGCCTTTCAATGAATCAGGCTGAGTGATGAACGGTCATAACAGAACTATGAGCCGTTAGTGCATGACTATGCTGCATGAAATCGCATGATCCTAAAAGGATCTCTGATGCTCAGACCCGCCAGTATTGGCGGGCTTTTGTTTATGTCATGCAGGTGCATGAAAACCACTGCATAAAGCGGGCAGGCGTGGCGGGGCTACGAGCGCGCGCTATCGGCGCTGCTTAATGAAAATCAATCAAAATATTTGGGCCGCTGGCAATTTTTTATCCATATCCGTATGTCATTCCGATTTCAAGCTATGAAGCCCTCAAAATACCTGTGAGGGCGTTTGAAAGAGTTAGTACTTTCGCGCTAAAGGCGCGTGGCTTACTGTTATACATGCATCAGACATCGCAAGGATAGTCTCGCGTAGGCTAAAGAAAGGGAAAGCTGAAAAGTTAAAATGTTGAGTTGAAAGGTCTAACACCATTTCAGTATCTGCAGGCGAAAGTTTTCGTGCAAATGGCGCTATTTCATTAAATACTCTATTAGGCTCAGTTATTAAAATAGCTACAGGATAGAAGTAGATACATGCTGCAGCACTTACTCTTTCAGCGCTTGAATTCGTTGTGTTCAGCAGGCTGAAAATAGCGCCAGTTATGTTCATTCGGTTTGGATAAAACCAGTAGCTAAAGGTATGTGTCTCAGTGATGTTTGGGTTGTTACCAAGAACAAAATCACAAAGCTGCTTGTAGAAAGGGACATCATTTCGGGGGATTTGACACAATGTATTGGGCGATGCGGACAGAACATGCCCTATCATCCCTTGGAGATATGAAGTTGCATTCACCTTTATTGATATTGTGTTGTATACAGAGTGAGGAGATTTGAGATATCTTTTAACCTTAATGTCAATCTCATTAGTAACGCGCTTTATTTCAATATCGTGCACACCCAAATCATTGTTACATTTGGTACAGATAGTTTTAAAAACACTTCCGTGCTGAGCCTTTATCCCTCGTATATTTGAGTCTCGAAATTCGGTAATAAGACGTTGCTCAACCTCGCCAGGTGGAACTACACACTTTGGGGGAACATGATCTTGACTTAGTTTGCCGTGTTTTCCACAAATAAGGCAGTAACCTTCTTTTATGGCCGCATATTTCCATCTCTCTGATATTTTTGACAAAGTAAAATCCCCTTATTTTTGTTTCGGGGATTATTGATTTGAATGGTTAATAATTCAATTACTTTGCTAACAAATTATGCGAGTCAAATTTTTTCGGCCAGTTCCAGCATATAGGGTTCGAAGCGGATCACATCCTCCCCCAGCCAGCTGTTCAGTTCTTCAAAGCGCCTTTGCAGCGGCATGAGTTCATTACGCACAAACACCTTACTGGCCTTTTCAATGTCGCCAAACCCGCCAGTGTTATTCGGGATGATCCCCATCAACTGCGGTGGCACACGATGCACGGCCAGCATGTCGTCGCGGCTCACGTTCTTGATGTTGAGAAACTCATCTTTTGCCGCCACCTCTGACAGCGGGATGATCTGGATGCCGTCCTTTTTCCCGTTCGGGCTGTACATAAACAGGTTGCGGAAGTTGCCAGGACCCTTTGCGCTTTTCATGGCACCGCGGATATTATCCACGTCCTGCTGGCTCTGCGCCGGGTCGGTCATGTACATGATGAAACCCGCATGACTGCCATTGAGGTAATACTTACGGCGGAACAGCGTAGCCGACTCATTCAGCAGCGCCGACGGGATAGCCGACAGATAGCCCGGCACGCCGTAAATCTCCTGATTGATATCCGGCTCCATCAGGTGAAACACGCTGCCCTTCGCAAACTCATACGGCTCCGTGTTAATGCCATAGTGCGCATACCAGTACGTGTCCAGGTCAAGGCCGCGGCGGGTGAACTTCGCCAGCGCCGGTTCCAGCTTCAGCACGTTACCGAGGCGGCTGGTCCGCTTCTCCAGATAGGCATTGCCGAAAATCAGGTAATCCAGCGCAAAGCGGCTGAACGCCTGCTGACTCAGTAGCGGATGCGGGATAAAGGTACTCGCCAGAATGTTGCACTTTACGCTGATGGGTGAGCTGTGATGCACGGCGGCGCGGAACGTGCGCGCCAGCCCGTCAACGCTAACGGGCGGTTCATACCAGCGATCATTGATGACGCATTCCACGTAGTCCAGCAGTTCGCGGCGGTCCAGCACCGGGATCGGGTCGCCAAAGGTAAACGCCTCCGACGCTGCCGCGCTGGTCATGTTATCCGGCTGCGGCACGGGCTGCGTGCGGGTGCGGTTCCTGCGTTTGCTCATTAATAAATCTCCACAATGTTCTGCGTGTGTGCCGCCTGTCCCTGCAGCGGCTCGTTTGCCAGCGTGTGCATGGTCGCCCAGGCTAAATCGCCGTGGCTGACTTCTTCGCTGCGGCTGGTTTCATAGGTCGGACGGTTACCGCTGGCCGTAGTGGCCTTGCGGATAGACATAAATGACTGCGCGATGTCGAGGTGGCTGGCGTCAAACTCCAGCCGCCCGCTGGCAATGGTGTCGTAAGCCTTCAGCACCAGGGCGTTCTTCACGTTCGGGTTATAGACAAACTCCTTCACCTGAGGGAAAAACGCTTTGACGTTCTCATACACGCCAAGCCCGACGCCGGTGGAGTCGATGCCGATATAGGTGACGTTATACTGCTGCGTCAGCGTCCTGATGGCGTCAGCCTGTGCCCGGAAGTCCATCCCGCGCCACTGGTGGCGCTCAAGGATGCGGAACTTGCCGCCCGGCACGGCAGGCGGTGCCATGACCACACATCCGGCACTGTCGCCGTTCTGCGTTCCCTTCGCCGGGTCATAGCCGATCCAGACCTCTTTCCAGCCAAACGGGCGCAGCGCCAGCGCTTCAAAGTCGGTCCAGACTTCCCAGCTGTCCACCATGCACTTCTGAAGCATGGCCAGCTGGAACACCGACGCCAGATCGTCCATAAAGACGCACATCAGCAGGTTCTGGTAGTCTTCCGGGCTGTAGCGCGTGCGCAGCTGCTCCAGGTCAAACAGGTCACAGCCACCGCGCACCGCATCTTCAACCGTGACAATCTGCCGAAACTGGCCGTCTTCGCAGAGGCGACCGGCGGCCAGTGACTGATGGCTGAGGTCGATATCAACTCTGTCCGCTTTGGTCCGGCCCTTGTTGAACTGCGAACCGGACCAGAACGGATAGGCGCTGTGTGTGAGACTGGACGGGGTGGAAAAGTAAGTTTCGCGCCACTTCTTGTGCAGCGCCATGCCGGACGCTACTTTCTGCAGTTCCTGAAACTTGGGTATCCAGAAATATTCATCCAGGTACAGATTGCCGTGGTAGCTCTGCGCGGTGCGGGCGTTGGTGCCTAAGAAGTAAAGGCACGCGCCGTTGCTAAGCGTCATCGGGTCGCCCTTCAGGTCTACGTCCACCTCGCGGGCAAATTCAATGATGTACTGCTTAAACACGTGCGCCTGCGCCTTACTGGCTGACAGGAATATCTGATTGCGCCCAGTGGTCAGCGCATCGATCAGCGCCTCGCGGGCAAAAAAGAAGGTGGCCCCGATCTGGCGCGACTTCAGCAGGTTTCGGACTGAGTACTTATTACCGGCTTCCCACCACTGACGCTGGTAGCCGAACATCGAGCCGTGGAAAACCTCCTGCAGCTTCTCAATCTGCTCGTCGCTGAACAGGTTCTTTTCCGGGGGCTTGCGCGGGCCTTTATTGCGATTCTCCACGTTCGGGTTCAGGTCCGCTTCATTGCCGCCGTTGCTGAATTTACCGATCCGGGCGTGGCGCTCGGACTGACGCGCCAGCAGGTCGATTTCCTTAAAGTCTTTCCCTTCCTTCTGCTCCTTCATGATGAGCTGGCAATAGCGTGCGGCGGTGGTCAGCTGCATCTGATCCAGCGGGCCATAGTCGCCCCACTTATCGCGCTTTTTCCAGCTGTGAACGGTTGCGGGTTTCTCTCCCAGCATTTCAGCAATGCGGGCGATACGGTATCCCTGAAAGTACAGCAGTAAAGCCTGCCTGCGGGGATCGAAGTCGTCGGGGGCGGGTGTCATGTTCATGCAGCCAAAATACGGCCCCGGCGCTTCCTTTTCCGCCATCCCGCATTGTGTGGTTTCCCGCACAACGCCCGCGCGTTGTTTCGATACCCCTGCCGCCGCAACCATAGAGCTTCACAGAGTTTTACTGACCGGAGCCTGGACAATGGCAAAGAAAGCAAAGCGTTTTCGTATCGGGGTGGAAGGTGCCACCACGGACGGGCGCACCATCGAGCGCAGCTGGCTTGAACAGATGGCGGCAAATTACAGCCCTGAGCTGTACACCGCCGTGATCAATATGGAGCACATCAAGGGCTATACGCCTGACAGCCCGTTTCGCCGCTTTGGCGTAGTGGAATCGCTGGACGCTGAAGAAATCAGCGACGGCCCGCTGAAAGGCAAGCTGGGGCTGTATGCCCTGATCAACCCGACTGATGAGCTGGTCACGCTGACCGGCACCATGCAGAAAATCTTCACCTCTATGGAAATCCGCCCGGAATTCGCGGACACCGGCGCGGCCTATCTGATTGGCCTGGCCGTGACCGACGATCCGGCCAGCCTCGGCACGGAAATGCTGCAGTTCAGCGCCAGCGCCGGGGCGAACCCGCTGGCAAACCGTAAGCAGCATCCTGACAACGTTTTCTCTGCCGCTGAAGAAACCCTGATCGAGTTTGAGGACGTGGCCGACGAAAAGCCCGCCCTGTTTACCCGCATCAAAGCGATGTTCAGCAGACAGCAGCAGACCGACGCGGCGCGCTTCAGCGACGTGCATCAGGCGGTTGAGCTGATTGCCACCGAGCAGCAGGACCTGAGCGCGCGCATTGAAACGGCACTGAGCGAACAGGCCGACAGCCTGAAATCGCATTTCAGCAGTGCGCTGGGTGAGGAAGTGCTGAAGCGCGAACAGCTGCAGGCGGACTTCACCGAACTGCAGCAGCAGCTGAGCCGGGAAGATAGCCGCCAGCAGGTCCGCCCGCGCACGCAGGGTAACGGCAGCGGCGGCGAAGTGCGCACCGACTGCTGATACAGCGGCGGCAAACCTATTTAACGAACAGAGAAAGCGAAGCGATGAAAAATACTACCCGTTTTAAGCTGAATGCTTACATGTCGGTGCTGGCAGAAATCAACAAGATTGACCTGTCCGCGCTGAACAGCAAATTCACCATTGAGCCGTCCGTGTCGCAGACGCTGGAAAGCAAAATTCAGGAGTCGTCCGCGTTCCTGCAGGCCATCAACATCATGCCGGTCAGTGAGCAGAGCGGCGACCGGCTGGGGCTGGGGATCGGCACCACCTTTGCGGGCACAACCGACACCACCCAGAAAGAGCGCGAGCCGACCGATCCGACCTACATCGACGGCGACGGCTACAAATGCACTCAGACCAACTTTGACACGGCGCTGCCTTATTCAAAACTGGACATGTGGGCGAAGTTCAGCGATTTCCAGGTGCGCATCCGTGACGCAATCGTGAAGCGTCAGGCGCTGGACCGCATCATGATCGGCTTCAACGGCCTGAAGCGTGAGAAAACCTCCAACCGCGTGCAGAACCCGCTGCTGCAGGATGTGAATATCGGCTGGCTGGAAAAAATCCGCCAGGAAAAACCGGCGCAGGTGCTCGGTCAGCACATCGGTAACGACGGCAAGGTGGTTTCGGACAAAATCACCGTGGGTAAAAATGGCCTGTTCCGTAACCTGGACGCCGTGGTGATGGGCGCGGTGTCGGAAAAAATCGGCGTGCAGTATCAGGACGACACCGAACTGGTGGTGATCTGCGGACGCCAGCTGCTGGCTGATAAGTATTTCCCGCTGGTCAATCAGAGCCAGCCCAACACTGAAGCGCTGGCCGCTGATCTGATCATCAGCCAGAAGCGCATCGGCGGCCTGCAGGCGGTCCGCGCCCCGTACTTCCCGGCGAATGCGCTGCTGATCACCCGTCTGGATAACCTGTCCATCTACTGGCAGGAAGAAACCCGCCGCCGCTCGATCATCGACAACCCGAAACGTGACCGCATCGAAAATCTTGAGTCGGTCAACGAGGCTTACGTGGTCGAGGACTACGACTGCACCTGTCTGGTGGAAAACATCGAGCTGCTGGAGCAGGAGGCTGAGCCGACAAAAGAGCTGAGCCGGATGAGCAAGGAAGAATATGCCGACATCATTGGAATGGCGGCCAGCCTGGCGAAGTCGATGAGCGATGCGGAGAAGGTGCAGGCCGACGAAGACACCACACCGGGCGGTACGGCTGTCAGTGGTACACAGGCTGCCGACGACAAAAACGGAGCGTAACCCGTGACCAACCCCTTTCGCGCGCATACGCGCTTTATTCAGGCACAGGAGGCCGCCCGGTCGGGCGGCAGTGGCCGCAGCACAAAGGGCTATGACCTGATGCTGCTGCAGCTGAACGAAGACCGCCGCCGCCTCAAGGGCATTCAGTCCAACGTCCGAAAGGCCGAAATCAAGGTGGAGGTACTGCCGAAATACGCCGCCTGGGCTGAGGGCGTGCTGAGCGCGGACGGCGCGCAGCAGGACGACGTGCTGATGTACGTGATGCTGTGGCGCGTTGACGCCGGTGACTATGCCGGTGCGCTCGCGATTGGCCGCCACGCGCTGAAGCACGGCTGGGCGATGCCGCTGGGAAGCCGCACCACGGCGACGGTGCTGGCCGAAGAAATTGCCGACGCGGCAAAGGCGGCCATCCTGGCAAAGACGCCTTTTGATCCGGACCTGCTGCTGGAGGCGCTGGAGGTGGTCGACGCACACGATATGCCCGATCAGTCGCGCGCCCGTCTGCACAAGTCCATCGGCTGGGTGCTGACGGAAAGCAGCCCGGCGTCAGCGCTGAACCATCTGAAACGCGCCCTGCAGCTGGACGAAAAATGCGGCGTTAAAAAAGACATTGAGCAGCTGGAGCGGAAAATCCGTAACGCCAGCTGATAACCGGACGTGCCCACGCGCGGGGCGGCACGGGGTGGCGACAGGCAGCGCCGCATCAAAACCCCGTCCACCGCC